TGATTTGTTTTGATTTGATTTGGTTGATTTGTTTTGATTTGATTTGTTTTGTTTTGATTTAATTTTTTTGGAACTTTCTTACACACTCCCAAATCTTTGAAGCCTCATCTAGAGTAAATGCTCCTCTTCTGTGAGCTAATGTCAAAAAGTTGACCATCAAGTTTAAAGCAACAATTTCATCTGTCACTACAACATCTACCAATTTAGTTTTTTCAGTGTTCTCTTGTTCTTTCACTTGAGACTCTTGCAACACAACATTTTCACCTTCAGTTGAATCCATTATATACAAAGTATAATTATTATATTTAAGTTTTTTTTTGATAAATTATATTTTTTGATGTATTCTATTTTTTTGATTTATTCTATTTTTACTTTGTAAAAAAACATTTAAAGGTTATCGAATATATAGTATATTACTAAAATGAATACAACCGGTAATATGCTGTCACACCCTAGTTCTGTTTTTAAACATACGGATATTACGAATAAAGGATTTATCTTACTCGATTCTTTATTCAAAGAAAATGGTTGGCATCTTATTAAAAATGATTCTGATTGGATCATTTATTCCAAATTTGGATTTGAAACTGATTATTTTGAACTTAAATTGGATTATGATAAGATTCATGTTAGTATTCCATTAAAAAATAGTCAATTCCAATATAAAACTTCGTTTAATAATTATTTTCAGGCAAGCGAATATATTGAGGATAAATTAAAAGAGTATGTATTATCAATTGAAAAAAAAATTGAATGAACTTGATTATTGATATACAGTAATATAAATAAATAAAAGTAAAACAGTGAGATAGTTATTAAACAGAGTTAGTTATTAAAATATGACAGAATTTATTGAGGATACTTGTGCAGATAAATTTGATCATATTACGGTACATTTTGAGAATGGACCTATTAGTGCCGGTATAATTAACGTTCATATTCCAATCAAAGACCCCACATTTGGAATACTTAATTTACGCGCCACGAAAGTGGATGTTTCGGATTTACCATTGGAGTTGGTCTTTACGGTAGATTGTTCCGGCTCGATGTCAGACAAATGTTCTGATGGTAGAACCAAAAATCAACATATTGTTCATACATTAAAAAATATGGTGATTTACTTTTCTGAAAATACTAACATTCAAGCATACATCACTGTGTTTGCATTTGATGTCGAGATTTATAATATTGTGGAGAGATCTAAAGTCACGTTAATTAATATTGAAGAAATTTTGGTAAAAATTGATAAAATTCGCCCTAATGGATCTACAAATATTGAACTAGCATTGAATCATTTTAATGAGTATGTGCCCATTTTGAACAGCTATTCCTGTGGTGAAATCAATCATATATTTATGACCGACGGTGATGCTACCGAGGGTTGTCAAGACCCAAATGAACTAAGAGGCATTGTTAATAATAAAAATAATGAAAAGAATGAAAAGAATGAAAAGAATGAAAAGAATGGAAAGATTGGAAAGATTGGTATTAATGAAAAAATTCAGAATAATCAGAATAATCAGAATAATCAGAATAAAATTAATAATATATTCATTGGATTTGGAGTCGATCATAATTCTAAATTACTGAATACGATTAGTTGTGATAACAATAGCTCATATTATTTCATTGATAATCTTGAAAAATCTGGGTTTGTTTACGGAGAAATTCTACATGGGATTGTGTATAAGTGTCTTGTTGATATGGAAATTTCGATTCATAACGGATTAATTTATAATTATAAATCGAATTTGTGGACAGATACTTTATTTGTTGGAGATATTGTGGGGGAAACGAATAAAATATTTCATCTTATTTCAAGTGATCCGGATGAGTGTATGCAGCTGATTATTACTGGAAAGACAATGACCGGTGAAAAATATTCGCGCACTATTCCACAAAATCATGTATTTGGGCATCGCGATCTTACAAAATATATTTTCAGACAAAAGACATTACAGATGTTATTTGAAGCCAGGAAAAAAAGTGATGAACCAGATGTTTGCTTGATTGGTTTAAAATATCAAGATATTAAAGCAATACATCAGGAAGCGAAACATAATAATAAATTGATTAAAAACAAAATGATGGCGTTATTAGAAGAGATGAAGACTTATATTACTAGTCTACCAAATGATTCGAAAGACGTGAAATTTATGAAATTGTTATGCGATGATATTTATATTTCATGTAAAACTTTTGGAACAAAATATGGTGAAATGTATACTTGTGCTAGGCAAACTTCTCAAGGTACGCAGCGGTGTTATACGGTAACTCATACACCTGATTCTGTGGATGATTATGGTAATAATAATAATAATAATAATAATAATAACCAGTATTTGACGCCTAGAAGACCATCGCGCGGATTACAGAGACAAAATAGTGGCATTTGTGCGCCGGCTAAGTTATGTTTGGATCTTGTTTATAATAATGATTCTGATAATGATAATGATAATAGTAGTATAGATAGTATATTAAGGGCCTACCAAATGTCAGATATGTCCGATACTCCATATACTACTCCAATTGGGTTAAGAGTTATGCGTTCTATTAGTTCTGGTAGAGGAGACGCTTATATTTCAACGGAAGAAGAAGAGGAAGAGGAGGAAGAAGAGGAAGAGACTCAGTCAAATATTTAATTTGTTATTATGATTTGGTTTTATGATTTGGTTTTATGATTTGGTTTTATGATTTGGTTTTATGATTTGGTTTTATAAAAAATAAATAGTTTGTTTATTTTTTATTTGGTTATTTGGTTTGGTTTGGTTTATCTATTTTGTGAAAAAATTATTTAAATCTGTCCGTAATCTATTTAATAATGGAAATTTGGCTATAACTTCAGATGTTGTAGTAGGTTCTTTTATGTTCCATAAATATTTCCATATTGAACTTACATTTGTTGCGGCCATATCTGGCGTGTCGTTTCCAGAAATATTTAACTTAAAAGGGCACGAATATTCCGCCGGATCGTTTAACGCAACACATGGATTACACGGCGTATCAATAAAACTAAACCCAGGTATGATATTATTCAAATTATTGTAATCTATTACTGGTGTTATTTTTTTCGTTTGAACTCCAGTTATTGGATCTTTACCAGTAAATTCTATTTTTTGTAGCGTATTTTTACCTGATTGGTCTGTTCCACATTGTATTATATTTTTCATTGGACTTATTAATCCGGATTTATACCCATAATCGCCCCAACCACTCGGTAAATCTTCTTTGGGATTTACAGATCCATCATGAATGCTCACTCCTTTTAATAAAAACTGTCCTTCTTTTGTCTCCCACGATAGTATTTTTAAAATAGCGGCTTCGGTATAAACAGTTCTTGCCGTATTTACCGAATCTTTCGCATTTGTCCTTACATACGGATTTGTGCTTACGGCTGCTTCGTACAATTTTTGAACCTCTTGAGACCATGGCCACATACCATTTTTTAAAAAGTAATCTAACTCTTGCTGGCTGGCGTCTTTCTGTATCTGGGTTGTGTCGAATATAATATGTGGGTTTGTAGTATATTGATATTCAATAAATTGGTTGGTCGAATCTTGCGTCCAGTTAAATCCTTCTTTTTCCGATAAATGAGAAAATCTGTATAAAATTACAATGACGATTCCTAGAATGATACCATTTTTATAATCTTTCATTCCCACTAGTAAAATAATAATTAATAAAATGAAATTCCCTAAAATTGTATCAAAGAGAGAAACGAAAAAATTAGGGATGATATATAGTATCGACCATATTACTAATAAGATTGTCAATAGACCTATTAAATTTGTCTTGTTTGTATCATTGAATAAGTTTTTAAAATTGGATGGTATCTTCATAATAAATAACTATATATTATATTCATTCGACTAAAGTGTTCGGAATATAATATATATTTATACTTTTTGAGGGGTCGATCTTAATTTAAACCGGTGGATGATTTGAGATACCATTCTGGTGGTGTTAAATAGATATTGGATGTATTACACGCATTGCCTACGTTTGCCACTCTTATACCGCCTGTTTGGATACCGGTTCCAGTTTGAACCGCAAAAGGGAACGGTTTTTGCGCACCTGTAGGATTGGAGCATTTTCTTTGAACAAACATGGTGTATTGACTGGACGAAACCGGTTGTCCTATTGTCTTTGTATATGGTCCATTGCGCGCCATATCGTTAAATTTGAAATTTGCTGTAGATGTTTTACATAGCGTGGGGCCGCAACCAACTATATGTCCTATATATTTTTCGGTGTCGTTGACGTCTATGTTACACGTGTTGGCGGTTGCTTTTTTATGAATATACATACCTTGACTACTCGATTCTGTTTGGTTACCAGTATTTACCGGCTGGACCCAATAATTGGGGTATTGTCCATTATGTATCCATCTGTATTTTTTCTCCAACATACCTTTCGTGGATAAAACGGATGGTTTTACATATAGATATTGATCTCCTTCTACAATTACTCGGTTTACATTATAAACCGGTTCTGGGCGAGCATAATATCCGAATGTTCCACCGGCACCCATTGGCTGCGTTCCTCTAAAAGGTGTTCCATTTTTTGAAAATTTGCTCTCTTTTCCAATATATCCTACATTTCTATGGCCGCCATTTATTGAGAAGCCTTCTGTGCCGTAATTTTGAATGGCTTGTGCTAATCCGAGTGTGCTGTGGCCAAAGGGGCCTTGAGGCAACCAATAACCGCCTGGAGTCTTTCCGGATCTTTTTGATCCATAATTAATGACTGATTTTCTTTTAAAGGCAACGATTGACATTTATGTATTATAACATAATGTGAGATAATTATGTTATATTATTTTCTTGGGTTTTTTGGGTTTTTTGGGTTTTTTGGTTTTTTGGTTCTTGGTTTTTGGATTTTTTAGATCTTAGATCTTAGTTTTCTTGTCTTTCTTGTCTTTCTTGTCTTTCTTGTCTTTCTTGTCTTTGACATTTTTAAATTTGGGTATCGATGACTTACAAAACATATCGCTGTCAATACCGAACCATGTTCATCTTTCACATCTAATGACTCATATACAAATACTTTGCCTGGATGGATTTTATATCCGGTATCAGTTATATTGTCTTTATACATGATAGTTCCTCCTACAATGTTTCCATAACCTCTTCTTTTTATCATTCCAGAAATTGATTCTGCTAAACTATCTTCGGACTCTTTTCTTGATCCGGAGCCAGAATACTCACACGCAAACCCACCTATATATTTGCCTTTGGGATCTATTATTGTGGTTGTCATTACGGCAGCACTTATTTTAGAACCTTTTTTACCATTTGCTTGGGCTTTTATACATTCCAATACTTCGCCCCAATTTAATCTTTTTAGTCCTTCTTCTCTCGATATTTCTTTGGCTTCTGTTGGAATCACACTGGTATATTCGATTACGTTGGTATTTTCTATACCGGCGTCATTTAATGCGGCATCGTAGGAGCCGGTCTCATATGGTAATCCTTTTGATCCAGCAGAGGATTCACCCTTTCCTTTTGTCAAAAAATATTCGTATGGTATGCGATTTCCTAGAATAAAAGCCATAATTCTATATATATTATATAAATATTAAACTTCTTTTTTTTGGGTCTTCTTTTAAGCATCTTTGTAAAAAACCATATAATTTTGTACCTTTTATTTCATTTTGTTCTACTATTTCATTTTGTACTACTATTTCATTTTGTTCTACTATTTCATTTTGTACTACTATTTCATTTTGTTCTACTATTTCATCATTATGTTCTCTCAATAATAAACAATCTATTATCAAATAACCTAAACTATAATAGATTGTTTTATAATATATTTCAGTTGGTATTTCTCTTATCATTTTTACTTCCGGAGAGAAAAACATAGTACTTTCGAAAGGGAACGTAACTATTAATGTTTCATTTGATGTTATATCTAATAAATAATCATTTGATAAATACATAAATTTATTTCCATCTATTACGATTATTTTTTCTGGATCGTATCCTAAAAATGCCTTGGAGTTGATGGTGATTAAATATTCTATTTGTTTTGTTAAATGTGATATCATTTTTAAAACGGTATTGTATGGCATTTTGTTAGAGCCATTTGCGATTTTTAATTCTTTTTTGAAATCTTGTAGGGTTTTTACAGAGGTTGCTTTAAAAGCGAGTGATTTATATTCATCTATTATAGTTGATCCTAATATTATATTTGTTCTTGTTACAGATTTGATTAATGATTCACTATATGATAAAAAATGTATTATATACTTGGTTGCGTTTTTATCATCTTGTAAAATTTGAAATTCATCTGTGTTTATTATTATTGTGGACATTTTATATTTTATTATATTATTATTTAACTTTATATATTTTGGAATTATGACGTAAAAAAAAATGTACATTTTATACATTTTTTTTATTTTTGTTTTTATTTTTGTTTTTATTTTTGTTTATGTTATTCTAGTTTATTTTATTTAGTTTCTCCTTCTTCTCCTTCTTCACCTTCTTCACCTTCTTCTTCTTTTTCGATTTTTAATAGCTTCTTGAGAACTTGCGTTTTTTGTACAAACTCCTTCACTGCCGTTCCGGAGTTTAGTTGCTTTCCGCTCTGCTTAAGACCTACGCTTGCTCCAGTAGTAACATCTTCTTCTTTTTCTATTTTCTGATTGTCTTCGAGTTTCAATATCTTCTTGAGGATTTGCGTTTTTTGTACAGGAGGTGAACTTGACGGTGTTCGCGGTTCATATTTTTGGTTTTGAGGGCGGCCTCTAACCTGTTGTTCGCCTCCATTTTGTTTGTTATTGAAGTCTTCTCGTGAAAGACGTTTTTGGGGCGATCTGTTGTCGTAGGCGAGCGACCTGACCGCGGATGCCTGTATAACGTCTATTGTGTTTTTGGTTATGATAACATTGGGCGCGTTATTGTTGTTTACTGTATCGAATTGGAAAACGGCTTTCTTTACAACTGGTTTTTGCTGTTGTAAAGACGTGTTTCTTTCATACTTATTTGCGGTTGGTTCTCTGTATGCGGAGACCTTCCAAAACCAAGGATCATCATAAATGATCTTGATCTCCTTACCATTTAAGAGCCTTTCGCGCGCGATTGCGGCGTTCCCTTCATCGAACCATTTCTTAAAATGGATAAATACTCGATTAAACTTCTCCCCTTTTTCAGTACTTTTACTCACAATATCAATTCGGTCCACAATGCCCATATTCAATTCATCAATTGTCTTACGAATGCGTGCTTCGTTGATATTGACAAATACTCTTGGAATACAGATACTAGGAACATTGGCTGGAATAGTTCTGAAATCGATTACGGTGTTTGGTCCGGACATTTTATCGATAACTTATTATTATTATTATTATTATTAATCTTATTATTATTATTACTTACTTACTTTTATTAATTTATATTTTGATCTTTTTTT